AGCAGCTACTCCTTGTGATCCACCATTTATTATTTTTCGAACTCTTGTTCTATATTCCCAATGACCAGTATGTTCATGTAATCCACGCAAATCATCTACTTTGTGTGCTAACTGCTCAGCTGTTAAAGGCATCTATCTATCCCACATTCTTTCATCATATGTTGTAATTTTGTAATTACTATAAGATGGATTATAGTCGTTGTCTACTTCAGACAGCATCAATTTCACGGTTTGGCGTACCCTTTTCATAGGAAACCATGATGCCATAACTAAGTCTGTTTTTGTACTAACAGATTTAGAATTGCTTCCACTAGCCGAGCTAAAGTAAATAAGTTGTTGTCTAAGTACATTTACTTTTCTTTGAGTCTGTGGATCTCCCCAAGGTAGATTAATTTTCTGTTGTTCATACATAGGAACCATTGCAGTAACACCAAATACTGGATCCCATTTATTTTTATAAGTTTGATGACCTTCTATACGTACTCCGTTAGTTGCTGCCCAATTTCTTATTTCTTTATCTTGTCCAATAGCTTTTTGAAATCCATTCTCTTCAATTATCCAATGTGATAACCAATACTGCTGATGCCATTCTTTCATAACTTTATGTGCTTTAGATATACCACCACCTAAATCGTTACGTAAATCTACTAACCATAGTTCTCCAGATTTCTGATTGTAAGCCCACAATACTGCAGCTTGATAACCTGTAGAAGCTGGATCAAGTCCTGCTATTAATGACGTATGTGGAGGTATATCTCCTAATGTCCTAGATCTGTCTAAACACTCATCTATCATTTCAGCACTAAATAGTTCCATACCTTCTGGTACAGCTTTATTCAAATACACCATTTCAAATATAGCTCTACCACCTGTTGTTTCTGCAGCAGCTAACTGTTCCATTAACCATTTGTATGTTCTTTTTCCTTTCCATAACATATGATCATCTTGTTCTTTTGATTCATCATCTAAAGGAATTTCTAAATCATGCGCTCTTTCTACAATAGTTTCCCAAGCATCATTATTTAATAATGCATTATATAAATCATCTGGATGCTGTCTTGAACCTATTACTACCATACCTGTATGTTCTTCTTTCCTGGACTGCAAAGTTGTTGTCCACCAGTTTTTTGTGTTCTCTCTAGCACTTGGTTGGACAGTACTTCCATGATCTTCTATGTCATCAGATATAATTAAGTCTGCATCTCTTGAAAGAATCTTTCCACCTTTACCTACAGCTACTAGCGTAGGAGATTTAATACCAGATACAGTTCTTGTAGCTACAGTAAACTGACTTGTACTCCAGGACTTTCCAGATTTGTTCATAGGTCTAAAACCTTCGTATCCTGCAAAGTCTTGTATAAGTTGTTCATTATTTTCAAGGTGGTCTAGTACAGAACCTACCGCATTTTTGGCTATGTCCTCATTACCTCCTACCCACATAATTCTCATATTTGGATTTTTACATATCATATAGACACAGAAATGAGTTAATAGGTCAGTCTTGCCATGACGTGGCGGAGATAGCACCATTAACCTCCTACCATGCTTAATTGCCTCTAGGATTGCCTGTATCCAACGCTTTTGAAATTCTGGAGTCTCATACGGTACTCCCTGTTCTGTGAGGAAATAGTCATCTCTGAACTTAACAAAGTCGTCTAGTGCTGCTTGTGCCTCCCCATTTTTTTCTAAGGACTCCTGGTTCTCCCGAAGTGCTTCATCCTTTAAGAAAGCAGAAAGAGATCTAGTTACAGTAGGTAAGCTACATCCCAGTATGTCAGCTACTTCTTGTTTAGTCTTAGTACCTTTTAAGAGGTCGTCAAAAAAATTTTTTTTCTCCATAATGGCATAGTAATTACCTCTACGCTTCTGTATGTTTGTATCTATTTTCTTTTCTACTTGATACTTTTCAGCTGATTTGTTAGCTCTGTATGCTCTCTTCTTAATTCTATTAGCACATTTGTTCGAACAGTACTTTCTCCTACCTGCTGGTAAAACGTGAGTACAGTCGTTAGCTAGACAGAAGTTGTTTTTCTCTTGTTTTGTTTTCTCCATCTGGTATAGTGTACCATACAAATACTTTAATTTAGATGGTTAATACTACCTAACGTGTGTACAAGTAAGCGAGATCGAGACTCAGAAAGTTCCGAATCGGTAATACGATAAACTAGAAAGACAAACGGAATACTCAAGGCACTTGACTAATTTTTAGTTAAAATTCACAAGCATACTAGCTCGCTATGGAGTTTCGGGCGGTAGTCCTTACTAGCACTCCTAGTCCTATGTATTTGTCCTGTACTAATAAGGACTGACCTAATAACATTATAACAGTACTTGACTGACCATAAGGAAATACTAGCTATTATGACACTATATATAGTACATACTACATATGGTATACACTATATATGGTATACTGTCTACTGGGGATGATTGGTAAATAAAGCTAATAATCAAAGTAAGATTGCCCTTGTACACAGTAGCTTTTAATCTAGGTTCGACTCCTAGCATCCCCACTACACCTAGTAGGATCTAGTCAAAAACCTAGTTACCACCTATATTTTAAGAGGTACATAGATTATTCCGCACACCGTCAATTTAACTCTGGGGGTTTCTTTTTCTATGCTTTGATTCTTCGGACTTTGTCCAGGATTTGAAACAAGATTGGATCTAATTGTCTCCGATATATGCCGAAATGTAAGGAGATGCGCACAACACACTATCGCTTTGTTTTCAGACATCCCCCGCCTACTTGAATGACTCAAATTTTTTTTGTGATCTAAACTATTTCAGGAATACTGGAAAGGATAAATTTGATTTAAATGCACACGACATAAAAGAAAAGAGGAGCCGAAGCTCCTCCTCTCTACGTACTAACTCGGGGGAGTTAGATATCTATAATAGAATATTCTTTAGTCCACTTCTGGTCATTGTCCTGAGTATTCTTTACTCCTGCTAGAGTATTCATAGCCATGAAGAAGTTATCTATAATATGGAAGCGCATATCCATCCCCGTTCCTTTAACGTAGATGCTCCCGCCTCCTTCATGATATACAGACTCTTCAAGGATTCTTGCTATCCAGTAAGTAACATCCACTAATGTTATTCTTCCAGTACTAGGACTGAACTGGATAATATGAAAGCTCATATATCTCCCCATCCCATCATTAGTTACTTTTCTTATAGTTACATAGATAGCGCTTTTTCCATAACCATCCGAAGGCATTCTATCTAGCATTTTAATAAGCTGAGTGTATGCCTCCTGTATATCTTGTTTTTTATAGTCTTTCTTTGAATACATGACTCGTCCTGAGTCTCTATATCGTGCCATTGTTAGCCCTCCTATTAGCTCTCTTCTGATACGTTGCCTGCTTGTAATTGTTATTAGTACAATCCCCGCAGATTTTATGCGTAGAGAAAGCCACGTATAAATCGTGGTCGCTCCCGCATTGTGTACAAATACTAAACAATTTCATCTAGTACCTCCCTAATTTCAATCTTCTTTGGCGCTCTCTCTAGGTCAAGAGATAAATCCAAGACGTGAGCCATAAGCAACTGAGCTTGCTTCAAAGTCTTAGCTTCTCCCCAATGAGAAACAGGAACTATATCCCACCTCTCCCCGTTATGTCTCGGCATTAGAAGAGTGTATCTGTTCAATAACTCATACTGCTTATAATCCACAGCTTCATTATTCCAGATATCCCTGCGCCAATATGTCTGACCGCCTAGCTCTTGATAATATTCATTCCTGAGAATAAACATTCTAAAGAATGCACTATCAAAAACCCTGAAATGATTTCTCTCCTCATCCCAGATGTCATTCTCTATAACATGGACTTTAAAAGCCAAGCCCACGTCAAAGAGCTTTGCGCCTCTCCAGATATTGTTATTAAGATTAAACCATCTTACGTTTAATCGTTTAGTCATATCTTTATACGGCTTAGAATTAAAGGTCTTAAAAAAGCTAAACATTAGATTAGCTCCTTTAATCTATCGGCTATGGCTCTGAGTCCTGCTTGGTTAGAGCTTCCTCGTCCCATTATCTGATTTTTTAAAGTTAAATCAGCTCCGATTACCTCGCCAAACGTGTCAATAGCTTGGCTTAGTTTCTCTAGTTCTTTTGCCTGCTGTTTATAATTCACCTTGTACCTCCTATATATTTAATGAATCATTACTAATAATGCTACTAGATGGATACAAAATATCTACAAATTAAAAAAAAATCAAAGTAATTGTGATCTTCAGCACTTATTAATTTTAAAATTGACAATTAAATTCACCCGACACAGCAAAGAAAAATCCCCGCCAATGCCAACGGGGATTCTTCCGATAAGTAGAAGTTACATAGGGCTATGATGTACTACTTATCTCCTTTGATGTTGCATTCTGCTTTAAAATAAAGAAGGCATACTGCTTTGGTTGATGAGTTGGCTTGAAATACTCTATCATATATTTACCCCAGTTCTCTCCTCCTTGCTCATCCTTCCAGTCCTCATGCTTTAGTTCCCAACTTCCAAAATGATTATGCTTAGCAAACATTTTTTTAGCATGGTCTCTAGTGTATTCAAAGTACATGGCTCTCCCATCCTTTTGAATATTCCATTCTTTAT